ACAACAGGCGGCGGTGGTATTCCAGCAGGTACTACAACAGGCGGCGGTGGTATTCCAGCAGGTACTACAACAGGCGGCGGTGGCCCTATGCAGCCAATGCCGGCAGGAGGTGGAGAATTGACACCTGAGCAAAAAGAAATCATTGCCAAGATGCAAAAAATTATCCAAGGTGTGGGCGCTACCGAAGACGAAGGATTATTAGGTCATATTGCTCCAGCCAATGCTGCAATACAAAAAGCTACCCAAACAACAGGCCAAGCTAAAACGGTATCAGCTGAAAAGAGAACACCTGCTGAAATTCAAGCCAGTGCAGACCTAAAAGGTATGGATGGTGTTCAAGAATCTTCTGATGAATTATCTCGCTGGTTAAGAATAGCCCGAGGTTAATCAAACAAATGGCAGATTAATTTCTGCCATTTCCACCTCTTGAGGTTGTGTTTTTAAAATAAGTACTGTATAATAGGCAATATAGGAGATAATTTATGTCAGGTCGTTCATATGGTCCAGAAGAAAAGGCAAAACTAGAGCGTTTGATTTCAGAAGGTAGCACAGTACTACGAGAAATTGAAGACTTATCCGAAGGCTTGAAAGAAACAGTCAAAGCAGTTGCAGAAGAATTACAAGTAAAACCCAGTGTTATCAACAAAGCAATCAAGATCGCACACAAAGGCGATTGGCAAGCTCATAATGCGGATTGGGAAGAGATTGAAGCAATTTTGGATATAACCAAGCGTATCTAATAAATACTGTCAAGAAGGTCGGCGGGCCATAAAACCGCATGAAGGTATTTGTCAGCCTAAAGTGACATGGGAGAGTAACAATGAGCTATGTAGATGCATGGTTTGACCGCGAGAATGACATCGTTCGAGTGGTTGAACGCAACAAGAAAGGTGAGCGTGAGTTTCGTGACATACCTGTCAAACATACGTTTTACGTCAAAGACCCGCGCGGCAAATTTCAATCAATCTACGGAGATGCACTCACACGCATTGTCTGTAAGAACACAAAAGAACTACGCAAAGAACAAGCCATCAATAGTGGCAAGGAAATGTTTGAATCAGACATTAATCCAATCTTTGTAACCTTAAGCGAAAATTATCTAAATCAAGATGCTCCAAAACTAAATGTAGCATTCTTTGACATTGAGGTAGACTTTGATCCAGAACGTGGCTATGCAAGTCCGGACGATGCGTTCATGCCAATCACTGCTATCGCTGTGTACCTGCAATGGTTGGAAACCATGGTGTGTATGGCTATTCCGCCCAAAGGTCTCAAGATGGAAGAAGCCAAGGAAATGGTCAAAGATTTCCCTAACACATATCTGTTTGACAATGAAGCCGACTTGTTGGACATGTTTTTGGATTTGATACAAGATGCTGACATGATCAGTGGTTGGAACAGTGAGGGTTTTGATGTGCCTTACACAACCAATCGTGTGACAAAAGTACTCAGCAAAGACGACACAAGACGTTTTTGCTTGTTTGGACAATTGCCCAAACGACGAGAATATGAAAAGTTTGGTCGTGATAGTGTAACCTATGACTATATTGGTCGCGTTCATTTAGACTATCTTGAATTGTATCGTAAGTACACATATGAAGAACGCCACAGTTATAGACTCGATGCCATTGCAGAATATGAGTTAGGTAAACGTAAAACACAATACGAAGGTACACTGGACCAATTGTACAACAATGACTTTAAAACATTTGTTGAATACAACATCAATGACTGTAAACTGTTGGACGATTTGGACAAGAAATTAAAGTTCATGGATCTTGCCAACACACTGGCACATGAAAATACTGTGTTGCTACAAACCACAATGGGTGCTGTGGCTGTGACAGAGCAGGCCATTATCAACGAAAGTCACCGTAGAGGATTCCAAGTTCCCAATCGTGTAAAGATGAGCGAGCGTGAAGACCTTGAAGGTGCTGCAGGTGCTTATGTGGCACACCCAAAGGAAGGTATCCAAGATTGGGTCGGGTCCTTGGACATCAACAGTCTGTATCCCAGTGCCATTCGTGCTCTTAACATGGGTCCGGAAACCATTGTTGGACAGTTGCGCCAGACCATGACTGAAGAATTTATTGAAGCACAAATGGTCAAGGGCAAATCGTTTGCAGCCGCGTGGGAAGGCAAATTTGGCAGTGACGAATACGAAGCAGTGATGGCTCAAGAAATTGGAACTGACATTACCATTGATTGGGAAAACGGAGACAGCGATGTTGTCAGTGCTGCTGAAGTGTACAGATTGATTTATGAAAGCAATCAGCCATGGATGCTAAGTGCCAATGGTACAATCTTTACATATGAAAAAGAAGGTATTATTCCCGGCTTACTAAAACGATGGTATGCCGAACGTAAGGAAATGCAGGCCAAACTAAAAGATGCTATCAAAGCTGGCAATAAAGTTGAAGAAGAATATTGGGACAAGCGACAACTGGTAAAAAAGATTAATCTCAACAGCTTGTATGGTGCCATTCTTAATAGCGGTTGTAGATTTTTTGACAAACGTATCGGTCAATCAACCACATTAACTGGTCGTCAGATTGTTCGACATATGGCTGGTAAGGTAAATGAAATCATCACGGGTGAATACGATTACAGAGGCAAAGCAATCATATACGGAGACACTGACTCGTGTTACTTCAGTGCTTACAAAACTCTACAGAAAGATATTGATAAAGGTCTTATTCCGTGGACCAAAGAAAGTGTTATTCAACTGTATGACCAAATTGGTGAAGAAGTTAATACAACCTTCCCACAGTTCATGCTAGACTATTTTCATTGTCCCAAAAGCCGTGGAGAAGTTATCAAAGCAGGTCGTGAAATTGTTGGCAGCAAGGCATTGTTTATTACCAAAAAACGTTATGCTGTGCTGTACTATGACAAGGAAGGCAAACGTGCAGACGTAGATGGCAAACCTGGCAAAATCAAAGCCATGGGCTTGGACCTCAAACGCAGTGATACTCCTGAATTCATTCAAGACTTTTTGAGTGAAGTTTTGGAAATGGTACTGATGGGCACACCTGAACAACAAGTGTTGGATCATATCAGCGAATTCAGAATTCGTTTCAAAGCAAGACCCGGTTGGGAGAAAGGCAGTCCCAAACGTGCCAACAACATCACTGACTATCAGGCCAAAGAAGCCAAGGCAGGCAAAGCCAACATGCCAGGGCATGTACGTGCCAGTATCAACTGGAACACACTCAAACGCATGTATGGTGACAAGTACAGCGCCAACATTACAGACGGTGCCAAAGTCATTGTGTGCAAACTGAAACAGAATCCTCTGGGCTTTACCAGTGTGGCCTATCCAGTTGATGAACTGCGTCTTCCGCAATGGTTCAAAGACCTGCCATTTGAACATGCAGAAATGGAGGCCACTGTTATTGACAAGAAGCTGGACAACTTGATCGGTGTGCTTAAATGGGATGTTGCCAGCACAGAAGAGAAAAATACCTTCAATAGCTTATTTGAGTTTTGAAGAGAAAATGTATTGACATAGTCACGAAAACCTATATAATAAACAAACATGGAGAATCATATGAAAGACTTTTTACAAGACCTAGTAGCACACACACACAGCTTGGGCATTTTACCGTTGGTTAAGATCACTTCAACTGACAAAGAAACATCAATCGAATCAATGGCTGAAGATCGTAGCGTTATACTTAATGCCAAGACCAAAGATCCAGTGGAAAATTTAGATGGTACATTTGGCATGCCTAACTTAAACAAGTTAGACACACACCTCAAGTGTCCAGAGTACAAAGAAAACTTCAGTATCACTGTGGTAAAACAAGATCGCAATGGCGAAACTATTCCCACAGGTTTGCATTTTAAAAATGGTGCAGGCGACTTTGAAAACGACTATCGCTTCATGAACGAAAACGTTATCAACGACCTGCTGAAAACTGTCAAGTTCAAAGGTGCCAAATGGGATATTGAGTTTGAGCCAACCATGGCAAGTATTCAACGTTTGAAGTTTCAAGCCAATGCACACACAGAAGAACAGACATTCAAAGTCAGCACAGATAATGGCAATTTGATTATCAGTTTTGGTGATGCCAGCACACATGCAGGTTCATTTGTATTTCAAAGTGGTGTTACTAGCAAACTAAAACAAACATGGTCGTGGCCTGTTAGTCAAGTACAAAGCATCTTAAATCTAAGCGGTGATAAAACTGTTCGTATTGCAGATGCGGGTGCTTTGAATATCACTGTAGACAGCGGTCTTGCAGTATATGAGTACATTTTGCCAGCACAAAGCAAGTAATGGGGACTTCCATGCCATCTCGAGAAAAAGACCAAGCTGACTTTGATTTGGAAACATTTGTAGACTTGTTTGATACTGCTATCAGTTCAGACAATCCTGCTGTACAACGAGCATTAAAAAACTTGTTGATAATTGCGGCCATTGTTAATGCTGAAGATGCAGAAGCAGGTATGCGTCAAGGTCCGTTGAAAAGAGTATTAGAAGATCAACGAAATATTATCCGTAGACTTGACCGTATAGAGAGTGATAAGATTTATCCGCAGTCTCCTACTCCGTGGGTTCCACCCGGCGGTGCAGGAACCCCGTCTGGGCCTGTGCCGGTAGGCCCATATGTCGGAACTCCGCTCACATGGCCCAGTACCGGAACTGGTAGTCCGCCGCCTAATACTGTCTGGTGCAGTGCGCAAGGTGCTAGCTCAACAGGTTTTGATGACCAATTTGCTAGTGATCCAACCGTCAAGTATGCTACACTACTAGATAAATTAGAAACAAAGGTGTCATGAATAAAAATCTAACTGCACATCAAAGCGATTATGCATACTTCCTGCCGGCAACGTCGGGTTTTTATAGTACCTATATAGGTAAACAACGATATAGCAACTATGTAGATCCAGCTCGTATTCCTGCGAGTTTTGGTCCCATGGGTATCGAGGCCATGAACTATCTAAATCCTAATGCAGCGTTTTATTTTGATCATTGCTTGTACTCAGCTGGACATGCTAACTTGGATTTGACCAAACCCGATCCCAGTGAAGACATGTTCCGTAACAGAGATCGCTCAACCAGTTGGGTGTTGGGCGACTCAGGTGGTTTCCAAATTGGTAAAGGCGTGTGGGCTGGTGAGTGGAGAGACCCCACAGGCCCAGAAGTTGCGGCCAAGTGGGCGGAAGTTCGTGCCAAAGGTATCGAACTTGTACCACAACTAGATGCAACAGGTAATCACAAGCTGGATAAGAATGGCAATCCTAAGATGACTAAAATTGATCATCCAAAGTTGTACCAAGCACAATTAGATGCGGCACAAAAGAAGCGTGAACAAGTATTGGCGTGGATGGATGCACTCATGGACTATGGCATGGTATTGGATATTCCAGCATGGGTGGAACGTAGCCCTGTGGGCAAAGCGGCAACCGGTATTGCATCTTACGACCAAGCAGTTGAAGCTACAAAATACAATAATGAATACTTTATCAAGCATCGCACAGGCGCTTGTAAATTCTTAAATGTGTTGCAGGGTGAAACTCACAAACAAGCAGACGACTGGTATCAAAAGATGAAAGACTTTTGTGATCCAACCAAATATGACAAACCATTTAATGGGTGGGCCATGGGTGGGCAGAACATGTGTGATGTGGATTTGGTACTACGTAGACTAGTGTCATTAAAATTTGATGGGTTGTTAAAACAAGGTCATCAAGACTGGATGCACTTTTTGGGTACAAGTAAATTAGAGTGGGCGTTGTTGTTAACTGACATTCAACGTGCTGTTCGTAAATACCACAATCCAAGTTTTACAATTAGTTTTGATTGTGCTAGTCCATTCCTTGCAACAGCAAATGGACAGATTTATGTGCAAACAGAAATTGAAGATAGACAAAAATGGTTGTACCGCATGTTGCCAAGTCTTGATAACAAAAAATACAGCAAAGATACACGTCTATTCCAAGATGTAGTTGTGCAAGACAAGCATTTTGAATCGTTTACTACCAGTCCCCTAATGGACGGTGTCCAAGTCAAAGACATTTGTATTTACGGGCCAAACGATGTTAATAAAATTGGCAAAATAGGTAAAACTTCGTGGGACAGTTTTACATACGCAATCATGATGGGGCATAATGTTTGGTTGCATTTGAACAGTGTACAAGAAGCCAATCGTCAATATGATGCTGGATTGTGTCCAGCTATGTTGGTGGATGAAAAATTTGAACGTGTGTACTTCAAAGATGTGGTAGATGCTATTTTTAGTGCTCCAGACCAAAAAACTGCTATTGCCATTATCGATTATTACGATAAATTTTGGCAAGCTATACCCGGTACACGCGGTGCTACTGGCAAGAAAACCGTTAATGCTAACACTATGTTTTCCGAATTCTTTGTAGAAGTAGGTACAGATAGTGTACAATCAGAGGATGAAGCGGATTTTGACGAATCTGCAATTGATAAACTTGATGCATTAGAGGCCGGTGTACATGACATT